TAAAGAATCCTACTGGCGATTTAATAGATAATTGTGAAGGATAAAATTGTCGTTGCCATGTTTTATCTAAAGCATAAAGGCCTTCACGCATTGGCTCAAGCCATATTTCTGCATGTGTAAAATATCTTAAATATAATATATCATTATCTTTTATGATTTCTGGTTTTGGCCAAAATTCTTTAGCATAGCCGTTTATTGGTTTTAATATGTTATCATAATATAAACTATGAACAACACTCTCTGATGATGCCCAAATGCCAGGCATTGTTTTATTTTCTTTTACTATTTCTGAAAAACTTTTTAATTCTGAATTTATCCAAGACTCAGAACCAATTCTATTTCTATTTACAAGTTTTTTAATATCCATGTTAATAGATCTTAGATAAAAATCCTAACAACATGCTCACAAGGATCTCCACCATTTTCCCACTCTTGGATTTCTTCTTCGCTCATGTATTGATATCCACCGTCATGTGTATGACAATAAGGCTCACTAATCCAACCTCTTTCAATACCGTTTTGCAACCAGATACCAAACTCTTGTTCTTCTGGAGAAAGATCTTCCATTCCCATATGGTTCATATTTTAATACACTCCTAAATACTTAGAATGTCAATAGGACCTTTACAAGACATAGAGTGATTAATTGCAGCATTTACTGCAAGTACCGCTCTTTTTCTTGCGTCCTTTTGTTTTTGTGTTGAATATAAAGATCCAAGTGCTAAATCTCCACCTGATCCCATAGCAAGATAATCTTGCTCATACTGTGTTAACGACATATCTCCAGCATTATGCTCGTATATTTTCCCACGAACGCAGATGATCATTCCAAAATCCGATGATGGTGAAGTATCTACCCACCAATTTTCATAAAAAGTTCTTAAACCTTTTAAAAATTTACTATACATAAACTTATCTATACTGCCACGTCCTTCATATGCTGGCGGTACAAATAAATGCTTTATTCTATCTCCATCCATAGACCCAGCATATCCAAATAGATATCCTTCTTTTTTCCATATCTTAGGACTTGAACAAACATTAATTACATTATCATCAGAGACACCACGATCTCCTGCCATCCATATTTTATTATTTACTTTGTCACGCACAACTGCTATACAAGTCATGGTAGCCTTTCTGATTAGTTTATATCAGTATATCAGGAAAGAAATATATTGTCAACTACTTCTTTATTTCTTGTCCACATTCTGGACAAGTTGCTGCTTTATCCTTTTTAGTAGGCTTATCATTAGTTTTTTCAGTAGGTTTTCCTGCTGCTCCACCAAATTTTGGTCTACCAAAACCAACAATAGATATTAATACATTCTTTTTATTTTTCTTGTAGGCACGAAGTTGCTTACATACTTCTCCGCCATTTCTTTGACTGCCTTTTTTATTTGAAGATGTATTTCCCTCAATACACCAAACAGTCCCATCTCCGTTGTCCTCTACAACAATTCCAACATGTGAGATTCTATCAACACCATCTGATGGAAAATCAAAGTAGGCAATATCTCCTGGTTCTGGATCTGCTACATCTGCATCAATCCATGCGCCCTTTTTCTTAAATGCTGCTGCGCCACCTGGAGTATAAACAGTGTTTGGAACTTTGACTCCTGCTTGATCTGCACACCACATAACAAACGATCCACACCACGGTTGAAAGTTAGCCTTTGTAAACTTTCCATACTTTGTTTCATTATCTTTTGGACCTTCTACAGTTCCAATTTCTTTTTCGGCTATCTCAATTAATTTTTCTGCTGTTCCCATCTCTGCCATGATTAATCCTTATCCCAATCTAAATCAACTGGCTGCTCTTCAGGCATATCTCCGTCTGGCTTTGCAAGTCTCCGTGCTGCTGCCTCATCAAGTTCTGATTCAAGTTTATCTTCTGCCATTCTGATTTCTGAATCTACTTTTTTATTATCCATCTGTGCTTGCATAATATCTTTAGCACCACTCTGTCCAATTAATAAACCTGCGAGTGTTCCAGTAATAAATGTTGCAACTGAACCAAGTACATTAAAAAACATCTTATCGTTTTCAGACTGTGCTCCAATTGGCTGTGTCACAAATATAAGAGCGTATAAAATTCCCAATGATGTTGCCAATAAAATTGTTCCAAGTGTGATGCCAAGAATAAATTTTAGTCTTGCATCAAGATCTGCTGGTGTTAATCTTTGCTTACTCATCCTGTTTTCCTATCAAGTCTTTTGTACAAGTTCCTGTAGCCTCACACAATGGTGGATTACATTCTGCCTTTTCCCAGTTGACTGGATCCTGGCAAGGATAGCGATAATGACCGTCATACCCACAGCCACTAAGACCTAATACAAGTATACACGATGCAAAAATATGACGAATTCTCATATCAGCATTATACCAATATATTATTGATTAATCTTCGTCTTTTTTACTACCCTTGGCACCAAAATATCCACCAATAATACCAATCACACCGCCAAGAGCGGTTTGAACAAGGGTCATTACATCAGAAGATACTTCTACAGGTTCTCCAGTAGTTGAGGTTTCAATACCAGCAACTACATAGTCGCCTACAATTGCTATAACAATTGCAACCATTACACCTGCTGCAAGAATATACATAATCTTTTCTTTCATTAGTCCTCCTTTTCCTCACGGAGTGGGATGGTAACAAGCCATAGGGCTATTGATATTAATGTTGCTATACCAACTACTTGCTGGGCAGTACCTGTAAGAGTAAGCCATGCAATAAAGAAGCCAAGTATAGTAAAGACTTGGGCTATGCTTTCAATAATAGCAGCCTTAAACCATTTAAGTAGCCCCTTAACTATCCTTTTAATCATGTTCATATTATAACCTCCTTAGTGACATAACTGAACTAACAATATTTCCTACCAAAATAACAGGAACAACTACTTCCTGAACTTTTTCTCTTTGATCATCTGTCATATCTTTACCCCACTCTGTAGGACTTAATAACTTTTCAAAGTCTATATCTGTTAATGTCCCAAGTGGATCTGCTAAAAATGCTTCTGTTTGTACTTCAGTAATAGCGTCTGCTAATGTAAATGGCATTGCTGAATCCCCTGCTTCTGCTGCTCTGTTTTCAAACTCTACAAACGCTGTAGCAATTTCTGGATCAGATTTCATTGCCTCTGCAATCTTTTCAACTTCTGAAGCCTTAATCCCAAGATCTTCTGCTACCTCTGCCCTTGCTTCTTGAGTCAATGCTTTAAGTGTTTGACTAACTGCCGTTATTTGTTCAGGGGAAAGAATAACTAACTTATTATCTTTGCTTGTAAGATTAGCAATAACATTAGATAAATCTTCTGTCGTTCCCGTTCCTTTTTCTGGAACTAACTCTTTTAATTCTTCATCGGTTATGGTATTATCTTCTTGTGATTCTTCAGAAGGTTCAGTTGGAGTTGGCTCTGGTTCAGGAGTTGGCTCTGGATCTATATCCGTTGGCTGAGGTGAAGGCTCTGGTGAAGGCTCAGGAGTGGGCTTTGGATCATCAGTTGGTTCTGGCTTCGGTTCATCTGTGGTTTCAGGGGTTGGCTCAGGAGTGGGATCAACTGGTTTTGTTTGCTCAGGAGATGGCTCAGGCTTAGGTTCATCTGTGGGTTCAGGATTAGCGTCTTCTGTAGGCTCTGGGGTAGGCTCTGGGGTGGGCTCTGGTGAAGGCTCTGGGGTAGGCTGATTGGCAGCATTGGCTGCTGCTTGAGCAATAGCAGACTGAATTTCTCTATTTAATTGTTCATAATAATAATCCCATGCATCATCAATAGCATCATTTAAATCTACAAGAGACTGCTCATATGTAGTTTGTGTATTATTCTTGGCAGTTAAAGCATTTGCTTTGGCAGTTACAGCGTTGTTATGTGCAGTAGTTTTATTTGTTAAGGTTTGATTGTATGTGGCTAAGGTAGAATTCTCTGCATTATATACAGCAAGTTTGTCATTGTAATTTGCTTGTGCTATTCCCTGTGCAGTTACGGCAGAGTTGTATGCATTAATTTGTTCTTGTGTAGCACCAGTTCCATGAGAAAATGTATTTAAATTACAACTAAAATTTTGTCCATATACCCTTGGATTTCCAGCATAGTCACATCCTGCACTAGTCCATCCTCCTGGAATTGCCCATCCAAGAAGATAGGATCCTGGTCCACCGCCGTTATACCACCAAATTTCTACATCTAATGTTTTATTTACGCTAACATCATATACTTGAGAGTAGGCGCTCCAAGTGGATCCCTGCTCCACCCAGTTATTAATTGCTAATGATCCATTAACATACATTCTGAATCCATCATCTGTATACCCTGCAAAATATGTTGACGTAAACCATGAGGGAACTGTAATCTTTCCAGTAAATTTAACTATAAAATCTTCATAATAACCGCATACTGGAAGGTTCATTGAGTTTGAATTCCAAACACCAGTACATATAACAGAGCCAGGAACTGCTATATGTTGTCCATTAACATATCCATTTCTTAACAAATGATACACCGTATATTGTAGCCCTGCTGATCCAGCATTATTTATAGCAGATTGAGTTGTTTGAACATTTATATTGGCAACATCAAGTGCATCTTGAGCATTATTTTTATTAGTTAAAGCAGTGGCTACTGTAACGGTTTGTCCGTCTACCGCTAATTGTGCCGTATTCTTTTCAGATAATGCGGTTGCCTCTGAAGATACCGCTAAATCATATGCGTCAATTGCATCGTCTCTGTCGTCTTCTGAGTCTTTGGCATATGTAAATTTATTCTCTGCTATATCAATTAATGATACAAGTTGATCTTGATACCCCAACTTAGATACGCTCTCATTAAGCCTTTGTATTTCTTGGGCAGCAACTGATATGGGGTCGTCTGAGTTAGCCTCTGTAGGGGCTGCTAAAAGCCATCCAAAGGCCAATAAAGTGACTGTTACTATTCTTATTAAACGTTTTATTTGCCTTTCTCCCTTGCAGACTGATGTCTGATAGGTTTATTATATCATTTTATTGAACAAAAAAGGGGCTACCGTAATTGGTAACCCCTTTAGTGTTAAAACAATTACTTAACTAAAGTAACCTTTGCAGAAGGATTCTTCTTGTTCCACTTCTTTGCAAGTGAATTAAAAGCAGCCTTTATATCAGCAAGTGCTTTGTCTGAAGCAGCCTTAGCAGTTGCAGCATCAGCATTTGCCTTTGCAATTGCATCTGCAAGAGCCTTATCAGCAGCAGCCTTAGCAACTACAGCCTCAGCCTTTAACTTAGCAACTTCTGCGTTAGCAGTTACCAAATCTGCAGCAGCCTTTACGGCAGCAGCATCAGCAGCAGCCTTTGCAGTTGCAGCAGCAGCCTTCTCTGCAGCGAGTGCAGCATCAGCAGCAGTCTTGTCTGCAGCACGAGCAGCCTTTTCAGCAGCGAGTTCTGCTACAAGATCACGAACTGCGATCTCTGCAAACGGTGCAAGTGCACGAGCAGGTAGACCTACTACATCTGCAGTTGTTGCATCTCCTGCAGTTGTTGGAGCAAACATAACTAGTGAGCGTGTTCCAGTTGTTGGTAGAGTAACCTTAAAGGTTGCTGTTCCAAAATCTGATAGCGCTGAACCAGTTGTTGCTGTTGAGGAATCTAGTGTTGCTGTATTAGCAAATACTGTTGCGGTAATTGACTTTGCAGATACCTTGTTTCCAAATGTATCTGTTGCAGTTACTACAACATCTTGCTTTGTTCCAGCAGCACCAGTAGCAGGAGCACTTACAGAAAGAGTATTAATCTTTCCAGCAGTTCCCTGTACATAATATGTTAATGTAGTTCCTTGGTTTGTAACAACCACGGTTCCAATTGCTGTCGTTTTAGTATATACATAAAACGTTGCAGTTGTTCCTGTGCCAGTTGCAATAGTCAGGCTTGAAGAACCTGATGCTGATGTTACTGGTGCAGCAGAAGTGTGCAATGCTGATACGATTGTTGCATTTGTTGCTACTACAGAAACGGCTGTTCCTGTATCAACTGTTGCAATAAAGCGTAGTGCATCTGCAGCATCAACTGTATTGTCGGCAGGTACTGGCAATGCAGCAGGTGTAGCAATAGCGGAATTTGTTGTATTTGCAGTTCCGTCAAGAGATACAGCAACTGTCATTACAGCAGCATTTGCAGGTGCTACTGTTACCATGCTCATAGTCATGGCTGCAACCACGGCTAGTGCGATTTTCTTAAATGAATTCATTTTTCTCCTTTTATTATTCATTTTATTTATATTGTTTTTAGTCTATCCAAATAGTTTTCTATGTCTTCTATTTGACTAGGCTTATATTGTATCACGTTCTCAGGAAGCGTGTCAACTCTACGAGGCTTATCCTTAAATGTGTGAATCTCTACTTCAAGGTTTTGATCCCTTGGGGTATAGGAAATAGCCCCAAAAATAGAACCACACACAGCGTCAGCCAAGTCCTTTGATTTTTTACGTGGGTGATCTACCTTATCATTTTTCATAATCTTAAGTTCTGTTAATTCTTCAAACAAAAGTTCTATAGCAGGCATAGCCAAACGCTCTTCATACACAAGCATAGCCATATCTTCATAATGTTTCTTTGCTACTGATACAGTCTCTGTTCTTATTCCTACCGCCTGTAATTCATTTTGAATGTCAAATGATTGCCAACGGTCAAATGTAACAAGACCAATATTAAATCCAAGTCTGCGTAGGTTTTGGATCCACTGCTTTACCTCAGATAGGTTTACTGGACCTTCTACCTTTGGCTCCCACCACGCTACTGCATCTACAACTACCACAGGTGATATCTGCTCATAGTCTTTAATTACCTGTACATTAACCCATTTATCAACGTGTGCAATTGCAACAGCACACTTGTCATGTTTTTGTGCAAGGTCGGCATGAACATAATAAATTTTTTCTGGATCTGGCTTAAAGTTTTCTTCAAATCTTCTGAAGTTATCCAGGGGATTTCTAATACTCATACATGCTCTTACTTTATCTGCCTGTTTAAAAAATGCATCTGAAGCATATGTTGGAACGCAAGCAAAGCGCATCATTGCGTCGCCGAGATCTGTCATAAATGCTATTTTAAAATCATCAATCTTTCTTGTTGGATTGACTTCCCAAGTAGGTCTTTTCAGAGCAAAAACTCCAGGGTACTTATAAGACTTAATATGATCTTCATCCCAACTAATATCAAACCAATTATCTTTATCGTCTTCAGGAAGAAGTGGATTAACTATAAATCTATGGCTTTTAGATACTATTTCTTTATCTGCAATTACTGCTTCATACCGCTCAGAAATAAAATCTCCATTATATCTTGGGAATGAAAGAAGAACTACTTTACCAAGATCAGGAAAGCGAGAATCTACTGAGCCACGAAATGCTTTGTAGATATTGTCAGCAGTTTTTCCTTGTTCATTACCTGTTGCCACTTCAGATGCAAAGCCTGAAATCTCATCAAGAACTGCAAGTAAAAGATTTAGACCCTCATGTGATTCTCTTTCTGAGTGACCAGAATAAACAGTTACAGATTTTTCAAAACTAATAGAGTCTACTTTTGCCTCATACTTACCAGCAAACCATGGTGACTTCTCAATCTTTGTTTTAAAACCTTTAAAGAAAACATTCTTGGCCTGTTGAGCGTTAATAGCAACATTGATAAGATCTATTGCATCTCCACTTGGTTTTCCGAAATATCTTGCAGGATCTTTAAGACATAATAACTTATAGACAATATAAGCACAGGCAACAGTAGAGGTAAAGTCCTTCCCACTGCCCTTCCCAAGTTGTAGTATGATTTCGTTCTTTGTGTATTTTTCATAATATCTTGCTCCTTCTTCTTCACCCATTAATATTTGCAAATCTTCTTTGCGATAAATCTGACTCATTGCTTGAACTATGTCATATTGAATATCTGATAGACCAGGTTGACCCAAATAGTCTGGGGATTCAACAAATGTCTTTGCATCTACTGGAGTTTCTTCAAAGTGATTATCTGCAAGGGCTTCAAGAAAATCATCAAACATCATGGACAATTGTAATCACTTCATCCTTTTTTGCAATATCAGAAAGTCTACGCATAATCTCATCACGGATTTGCGGATATTCTGAAGCAATATCTCTAAGAATGCTCATTAATACTTCTTGCTTCTTTTCTATTTGTAACATTTCTTCTGCAAGTTCTTTATTTTCTAATAGTCCTGCCTTTTGCAACATGTCAATTCTTTTAGATTCAATATCCATCACTAGTTTAATTGCTTGTGTTTTTGCGCTAAGATTATTATTTAGAGATGCTTCATCAATAACTTCATATGATTTTGCAATAAGTTTGTTATAGTGAGTATCTGCTACTGCAAGTGCTTCCTTGGCACGGGCACGAATAGCATCATTAGCAGAAGCCATAACCTTCCACTCATTAATATGTTGTACTACACGAGTTCTAGGTATTGCCAGATCTTTAGAAATTTTTGTTGCATCATTACCCTTTAGGTATTCTCCTACAACATTATTAATTTCATCAAGATGTTTAATTAGATCTTCTTCAGTTGACATCTTTTTCCTTAGCAATCTTTAGTAATACTAAATATCCTATAAGATCATCTATATCATTATCTCCTGGATATTCTGTGCCCTTCATTAATCTATTTAATTTATCGTCAATGCGGACATGTAATTGTTCTCTTGGTCCAGCCTTTGAAAATATACGCACAGGATCAAGTGCTGAGTTGCCATATGCAATATTCTTTTTAATAAGCATATGTGCAATTTTATGACAAGTCTCAAAAATTTCTTTTCCTGCCTCTGTTCCTACCGTAAGCAAATATAAATCTTGACAACTAAAATCTTTTGCATCTGGAAATACTGGTTCAAGACTCATCGTTTTGACTTCCTTAGCCCAAACTTAGCAAGGTACACATAAATAGTTTCCACGCTAACTTCGCACTCCTTTGCTATATCCTGTGGTGATTTTTTATCAACATGATATCTCTTTTTTAGCCACGGCTCACTAGTATACATCTTTTTCATATTTAATGCAACCTAACTCTCCACTGCATTGATTCTGGACCACCCTTTATCATTTCAAACATATGGTCTTCGAATTCTACCTTCATTTCATAATAAATTTCAGGAGCAACATCTATTAATTTATCTGTAATGCTATACAAGGTTTCTCCTGTTGAAGAATCAAAGCCTTCAATTTGTATAGCATTTTGTAATAATAAATGTTCTAACATAGCCTCTGTTTTAATAAGATTTCTATCCATTACCTGTCGCCTTTTCCCAATTATTTATTGCCCAATGTCCTATACCACAAGCATCTGCAACGTCATAATCATCTATTTTTTTATCATAAATAACATCTAATAACTTAATAGTTCTTTGTTTTCTAAAGTCTCTTTCATAAGTTTTATACCAGGAAGTAGATTTTTTTGGATTAGCAGATCTTATCTGTAACTGTTCTTCTTTAGTTAATTTCTTATTGCCAAGATAACTTTGCCATGTTATTGGAGATACTTTGCCTATTATATTAATTCCTGTCATTCCAGCCCCTCCCAAAATAGCGCCTTGTACTAAAGCAAGATCTGCTGCTGTTTTGGGGGAATTCATAAAAACTGTATGCTCTATAACTATAGCATTAATAAAATTATAATAAGAAAACAATGCCTTAGATTTTTTGCAAGCATCTATAATTTTTTCATAAACATTATTTCCTTCAAAGTTAATCTTGCCATACTCTATTAAATTTTTATCTGAGTATATTGCAAACGCCAGACTATTTGTGCTTGCGTCTATTGCACATATACTATATGGTTGATCACTTTCTTTTATCATTTGACAATCCTTTTACTTGTCTTAAAGCCCTTTTTACATCATTTGGATTAATAATACATTTATTACACAATGGTTCATCATTATATATAGATAGTTTTTCTCCGCATTGCTTGCATACTCTATTTTTTCCTTTACGTTTTTGTCGTCTAGTCTGAATATACCTTTGTGCAATTTTTTCTTTAGTTGCTTCATCTCTACATTTTTCTGAACAATATATTTGATAAGATATATTGGATTCAAATGTATGATCACACCATCTACAACTTTTCATCTTCTAGCAACTCCAGAGGTTTAAGTTTAACTACCCCTGTCTCTGCTTCAGCGCATGCTTTTTGAATTGGACATGCCTTGCATATTTTAGAATTAGATCGATAAGGTTTTTGTGGAAGTTCCCTATCTTGCCAACTCTTATATACTTTTCGCATCCAATCAAATGCCTGGTCTACCCACCGACGGTAATGATCGTTTACTACTATAGGCAAAGTTAACAACTCATGATTATTTTTATTCTCATAAATCATTACTCCTTTGCCAACTTTCCAAACCTTCATATACATTAGCAACTGCATAAGATGTGCCATCTTGGGCTTTCTGCTATTCTTTTTATATTCAAATCCCTCATTGCTAATTGTTTTTATTTCTCCAATTACCCGCTCATCATTTATACTAAGCATTACATCGCCGTATCCATCAAGTGGTGGATCGTCTAACTTAACTCTAAACTCCATTGCTGGATGAGTTTGTTTATTATATTTTCTTGGAAGTGGATCCATCTCCATTGTTGAATCAAGAAGTCCAGAGGCTTCGATTGCCTCTTGAATTCTTTCGTGTCCGAGAGTTCCGTTTGTTCTATTGGCCACACCAAAGGGAGTAGAGTCATCATAAAATACAGCACCATCAAAAGCAAGGTACCAATATCTTGGGCATTCTCCCGCACCATAAGTTAAACCAGATGCAGAAAAATTACTCTTTTTACTAAACTTAGGTTTAGTTTTAACCATATATCCAGATTGAATTTTTTCAATTAATCCGTCAACAAAACTAATATCTTCACCATTTGATTTAGTGATTTCATTCTTTTTTACCATTACCTGTTTTAATAAATTTTTTGTCATTATTATCCTTTGTTTGAATTAAGTATATCAGATATTAGCGAGTTATGTATTTAAGAGCAGATACTAAGTTATTTATAGATTCTGCTGCAGTATAATATAAATTCTTTTTACCCCTATTTGACTTATCTACATTTGCCATCCAGGTTGCCTTTAAAGACATTTTTGATGCAATTGCTTGCAGTCTTACTATTTCTAATGTGGCAACATTCATTGGTATATCTGGCTTTAAAATAAGTTTGGCTATTGTGGTTAAAGCAACAGTAAACTCTTCATCTTCCATGTATTCAGCAATTTCAGATAACCCATTTATTAAGTCTAATGTTGTTTTTTGTTCATCCAACATTGTTGTTCTTTCGTTTAAGTGCTTCCTTGTATTTATCATCTAAATTTTTTAATATTAATTTGCCATGCTCTTCTTCTAGAATTGCCATCTTTTCTTGCCAAGCATCATTATATTCATCAAATTTACTTTTTTCTTTCCATTCTTTAAATCTTACTTTCCTAGCCTCTGGATCACGTGCTGGAATATTTAACTCATCAAAATCTTTTTGAACTGCAAAATGTGCAGTCCAAACTTCACAATTATCTCCTTCTTTTAAAAGAATAGGATCTCTCCAATGAATTGACCCTGCTCCCCAAAAAACTAATAAGTCTCCATACTGCATATCAAAACTATGTAGTTCTCCATTAGTATCAATAACTATAGGCCAACTAATATTTGCATCTAATTGATAGTCGATTGTTAACTTAGTAAAATAATTATCTGAATCAAAATGAGGAGGAAGTTTAGGAGATACAGCAAGTTGTGTTCTACCACCTCTGGTTTCAAATGCATTTGGGTTATGTTTTTTGTTGTATGAAAGATAACTATTATGAGTCATTTTAACTTCTTCACCAACAAATTCGGAAGCAAAATCCTCTATCTTCTTTAATAATTTACCCGAAACCTTTAATTCTATTTGTTCTCTAGCCAACTCTGGTAAAACAAGTGGTGAATAAAAGCCTCCTGGTGGAAGGCTTTTTCCATGATCAATTAACTCTTTTATTTCTTTAACCTCATCATCAGATAAAAATCCTTTTATAATGTGAGGAATAACATCGTCATACTGTCCAAACTTTTTAGGCTTATAGGTTGCATTTATCATATATATATTATACCACTCCTCTAAAATCTGTATTAATTAATTCTTCTAAAATAGAAAACTCTAATATTGCTAATCTTATTTTTTTATTGCCTTCTCCCAAGACTAAAACTAAGGCAGGATCATTGTTAT